GACATTGAACATGGAGACTTTTGGGACTGGCTAGAGATCAGAGAGCCAAAAGGAGACGTTAATCGTCAGTGTTTAAGCCTTCATCAATGCGTCGTAGTTTCTGACGATTTCATGAATCGATTGGACCAGGGTGATAAGGAAGCCAGAAGAAGATGGACTGCAGTTCTTAAGAAAAGAAAGTCTACTGGTGAACCGTATGTAATGTATAAAGGCAACATTAATCGCCAGAATCCAGAAGCATATAAGAAGAATGGACTTAAGGTGTATATGACAAACATCTGTAGTGAAATAACCCTGCATACTGATGAGAACCACTCATTCGTCTGCTGCCTTTCTTCCTTAAACCTTGCAAGATATGAGGAATGGAAAGACTCAGACCTAATATACACTGCGACCTGGTTCTTAGATGGAGTCCTTGAAGAGTTTATCCAAAGAGCAAAATACATGAGAGGATTTGAGAATTCAGTAAGGTCTGCTCAAAAAGGTAGAGCTCTTGGCTTAGGTGTCTTAGGTTGGCATACATATCTACAAAACAAAAACATTCCATTCGACTCATTAGCTGCTCAGTTTGAGACTAGAAAGATATTTTCGCAATTGAAGATTGAAAGTGAACAGGCTTCTAGAGACATGGCAAGAGAATCAGGAGAGCCGCTTTGGTGTGCTGGGACAGGAATGAGAAACACTCACCTAAGAGCAATTGCACCGACTGTTTCTAATTCAAAGCTTGCAGGTAACGTTTCTGCAGGAATCGAACCTTGGGCAGCAAACGTATTTACTGAACAGACTGCTAAAGGTACGTTTATTCGTAAGAATCCTACCTTAGAAAAGGTTCTTGAAAAAATAGGATATAACACTGATGATGCATGGAACCGAATATTACAAGATGAAGGCTCTGTTCAGGGACTAGACTTCTTAGATAACTATTGGGTTAAGCTCGGAGAAATATCAAATCCGATAACTTCTTCTAAGCGAGCAAAACTTGCTCCTATTGAACAAGATAATTATATTCCTATTAAGGACATATATCTTACCTTTAAGGAGATCAATCAGCTTGAACTAGTAAGACAGGCTGGAATAAGACAACAGTATATCGATCAAGCAGTTTCCTTAAACCTTGCTTTTCCTACTGAGGCTGAACCTAAGTTTATTAATCAAGTACATCTTGAAGCATATAACATGGGCGTAAAGACTCTATACTATATGAGAACAGAGTCGGTGCTTAGGGGAGATATTGCTGCTCGTGCTACTACAGATTGCTTATCTTGCGACGGCTGATAAATAAATAATAAAAAACCGTTGAACATGATCCCAAATTTTAGCGAATTTATATTTGAAGATCGAGATCCTGAAGTAGTAAAGCAATTAGATAAGGAATTCGATAAGTTAAAAGATGGAGATGAGTTCTTATACAGAGCAATTCGATATAAAATCATAGATAGAAATGAGGGCGTACTCATAGGCATTCAAGTAGATTCCAAATACGAAGATGCTAAACCTAAGATGATCAATCGAAACATGTTTAAAAATTACGGCAGCGTCGCTAGCAAGAAATGAAGCACTTAAAGAACTATAAACAATACATTGTAGAACAAGCTCTTCCTCCTGCTCCAGGAATGCCAGGCGACCCTAATGCACCAGGTGCACCACTCGTTCCAGCTAAAGACTACATATTTACTTTTATTGGTGATAGCGGAGATGAAGGACTACGTCGTAGAAAATATCCAGACGGAAGTGTTATCGTTGAATACCCAACCTTTGCTGCTACTGAAGCTGACTTAGATGGCTGGGTAAAAAGCAACGTTACTTCTAGCGAAAAACACAAACACACCGATACTGATCTTGAAATAAAGAAAAAGAATCTAATAAACATAATAAAGGGCCACAGGTCAAACATCTCCGATGCAGACATGAACTTTATTGAAAAGCTAAAAAATGCGGTGACTACTGACGTTTTTGGAAAGAAACATACTCCTATTGAAGTAGTCTTTACCCAAGACGGTGAACCTACTACTAACGCAATTAACGTCACCTTCGTTAGAATTAAAAAATGAAGCTAATGTCATTCATAGAGTTCATCAATGAGAGCGAAGGCGCTGAACTGCAGTTCATTAAGTCAACTGCACATCATCTCATAGATAAGATACGTGATTCTAAGAATAACGATAGCACCAAATACACAACATTTAGCGGAATGGAATTCACTGAGCCTTTCATCTTTGATCTGCTTTTGCACGTTAGAAGAGAGTCTAATCCAAAGCTAAATAGAGACTCCCACTTTAAAGTTCTTCCTTGGGAAAGTATAAATTTTAAGGAAAAGGGTTACATGATAGATGCTAACACTACGTTAAATAAAGAAGAGCTCCTAGTACCTAAAATAGAAATTCACATAGTATTAGATCCTAAACTAGAACCAAGTAGCTACTCTGATCTGTATTACAAACTGGTTGATGCACTTGCCCATGAAACAAACCACCTAGACCAAACCGGAATAAACCGAGACCATCCAAATGTTAATGTTTCCTCTCAAGATGAACGCAAACACGCTAAAAAAAGCAATAACTATTTTCTTTTACCTGAAGAAATAGAATCTATGATAGTCGGGATGCATGCCAGATCGCAAGAAGAAGATCGAGCATTAGATGAAATATTCGTAGAATACTTAAGACCTTTTCTTGAGACTGACTATATTAATAGCCACGAATTCCAAAAAACCATGTCTACTTGGATCAAGAAAGCTGTCGAACTTTATCCAGACGCAAAATTTTCAACAAAAGCCGATAAAATAATCAATTCAATCTAAAACTATCTTCTTTTTCCTAGTAAAATATAAGAAAAAGAAATTATTATGAATGATTTTGAACAACTAAAGGCTGATATCGCTAACGCGCAAGCTACAATCTTCTCACCAATTATTGAGATCATCGAATCCGCTGAGGACGACGCTCAAAAATATTATGGAAAAGGCGTTAGAAGTGCAGGAAATCGCCTTAAGAAAAAAATGCAAGATATTCGCAAAGCGATTAAGCATCCAGCAGTTAAAGCTGAAATGACTAAAATCCAAGAAGGTGCTAAGAACTTACGTCAACAACTAGTTGATGCAACCAAAACCCCTGCCTAATCTAAAATATCTTAATTTTAGTAAGAAATGCCTCTTTTGAGGCATTTTTTGTCTTTTATGTAAAACTATTAGCAAAATGCTAAGTACAATAATAAAAAATAAAAATAAAAAAAATTACTATGACAGATTTCTTTGATTTACCAGAAGACACTTTCTCAAAGCAGAAAGCATCCTCGACAGGCAGAAAAGTAGATGAGAATGTTTATGACCCAGATCCGAACTCACATAATGGTTCGTACAAGTCAGTTTTCAGATTCGTACCTTACATCTTTGACAAAACAAAAAGCAAGTACACAAAGTACACCGCTAAATTTTGGAACCCATTGACCAAGGAGTCAGTGATCGTTGATTGTCCATCAAACACAGGTCAACCTTCAATCCTATGGACAATCGAATCAGTTCTAAGATCTTTAAGAAAAGAAGAACCTGACTTAGTTAAAGACATTGATTCCCGTTTTTCTAGATGGTACACTCACCATTCAGTTGTTTACATCAAGAAGGATCCACAAAGACCTGACCTTGAAGGACAACTTAAAATCTTCAAGTTTAGAAATCAAATCGACCAATTAATCGATCAGATGGTTAATCCTGAGGAAGTTGACGGAATGTCGTTATCTAAAAAGGTCAACCCATATCACCTATTAGAAGGTAAAGACTTCTTCTGCGTTGTCGGTAAGAAGACTAAAGAGTTTAGAGATTGGAGCAAGTGTAAATTCATGGATGAAATCACTCCATTTGTTTTCAAGATCGGCGAAGATCAAGTAGTTGTTGAGAACAGCGAAAAATCAGTTAAGTTAGTTAATGAGTTCTTAACTAAACGTACTCCAAAAATGGATGATTATCTTCACCAAGATTGGAAAGAAGAAGACTTTAGTAGAGTTGCAGAAGCGATACTTGCTGCTATTCCACAAAAAGAAATTATCAACATGGTCTTAGAAAGAAGCAAAGACACAAAAATGAATGAATTGTTAAGAGAAAGATTATCTGGTAACAAGTCTTCAAGAAGTTCAGCTCCTTCATCTAACCCAATGAATGATTCATCAGAAGATCTAATTTTTGCTTCTGAAAAAACAGCGGCTCCTTCTAAAAATGAAGAATCTGTTTTTGAGAACACTGAAAGTTCAGATGACGATGAATACGACTCATTATTCAAAAATCTATAATAATCATGGAAGAAGCAAACATTGAAGTTGAAAAAAAGGATGGTGCTGCTCAAGCTGAACCACAGTATGATCCACAAAACGTCTTGTTTGGAATAATTGGTTACAAAGATGACGAAGCATATGAGAACTTCATCAGTAATCTTACTCCAGATCAAGCAGTCTATGTCTTAGTTGCCTCAGCTAATTTTGCACAAAAGAAAGGGTCATATGGCCTACTTGAAGCAGAAACACTAGCAGCTGCGATTAGAGTGTTACGTAAAAATTCTCCTGCACAGGAACAAAAATAAGAAAAATAAGATGAACCTAATAATAGACGGAAACGCATTCATCAATGTCGCAATTAGCGTGACAAAGTCAGTCACGTCCAAAGACAAGTCGATCGGAGAACTCTATTATGTTGAAGACCTATTCAATGACGGCTTCCGATTAAAGGAAGCCGTTAGGCTCTCTTTTAGAAACTTCTGTTTTACTTATCTTAATTCCCTAATCTCATCTACTTCTACCCCACCATCTAAGGTGCATATAGTCTTTGATTCTCCAAGTTGGAGAAAAGAATACACTAATGATTTCTTTAAGGATTCTGATTTCAAAACGACATCCGCTCCTCAAGAGTTTAAATATAAGGGAACTAGAAGATATGACGAGTTTCAATATCTATTCTTTGATTACTTTCAACAAGTCATAATGCCTCATCTAGTTGAGAAATGCGGAGTAAATCAATATAGACTTAAAGGAACTGAGGGTGATGACATAATTGCTCACCTTTGTGAAATAGTAAATGATGATATTCTAATCTATTCAGTTGATCAAGACTTGAAACAATTGACTGGAACTCCACAAAAGAATGTTCTCTTAATCGTCCCTAAACAGATGGCAAAACATAAGAGACTCTTTGTTCCAGCTCAGCTTGTTCCACAAGCCGCTGAGACTGAGGAAGATAACTTCTTTTCTCTAAACATGGACCATATTAGTGGATCAAGCATAGAGAAAGTAATATCTACTCTTAAGAATAAGGAATACATGGAGCATAAAGTTGATTTAATCAATGAAGTTTTAACTAAAGTTTTTCTAGGAGATAAATCAGACAACATTCCAAGAATAACTAATATTACTCCGTCCAGATCTCAAAAACTTATTTCAAGTCTATGCGAAAAGTTCGGAGACACAATAATTTCTAATCTAGACTCTCTTAATAACGAATTCATTAATGAGGTGACAGATCAAATTCATTTAGTTACTAAAGCAAAAGATTCAGATAAACTAGATGAAATCAGGGAACACTTGGTTTTCAATATTAGACTAACTCGTCTTTCTACTAAAGTATTCCCAGATGAAATTAGAAACGTTTTGGAAGAGTTCTTCAGCTCACATTCAGTTACACTATTTAATTCGAAAGAATTTACAAACCTAAAAAATAATCTATCGACCATATGAAACCGTTATATGAAAGAATTTTAATAAAACCGAGAGACAAAGAGACTCGAACTACACAAGGAATCTTGCTTCCTGAAAAAGCAGTTAAGAAACCTAACATTGGAACAGTCGTTGCTTGTGGAGACGGGTCCACTCACAATCCGATGCTAGTTAAGTCTGGCGACCTAGTCTTATTCAACAGATATGCTGGAATGGAACTTTACTATAAAGGCGAAAAGCATTACATGATTATGGCAAATGAGCTAATCTGTATTCTAGATAGTCCAGATGAAATTTCATTAGAAGAATTTGAATAAACCAAGTGACTATGCCAGAACAAACTAACCCAGTTTCAGGATTTGCCGATGTTTTTCTATCTAAGCTAAAAGAACAGTCCTTTGTTATTCTTTTAATGCTCGGAGTAATTTACTACCAGCACAGATTAATGGAAGAAAGAGTTAACTTTTGGCAGAACCAATACGAGGAACAACAACAGTACATCAAAAAGACCGCACAGGAAGATAGACTGACTATGTTAGAAAGAATAAAATATCTTCAGGATCAACGTGACTATTATGTTAACGATGCCTTAGAAGAACTAAAGCAGAAATAAAAATTACACACAATAAAAAAGGGAGCATTGCTCCCTTTTTTTTATTTTAAGTAGTTGTAATATTCCTTAAAGTGAGCAAGTCGGTCGGCTAGCCCTAAAGTACCACCGTTTACTCTCTTAGTTACCGCAGTAACCGTTGCATCATCCGCTCCCTTATCACAAATTGACCAGAGTTTATTTGAATCAAAAAAGAATGCAGCCGATGCTAATGGATATTTAGTAGCAACCAAGTCAGGGTTTGCGATAGTATCCTCTCCAATGAATTTAGCAAAACTAGTATAGTTTGATTTACCAGTCAATTGGATGTAACCTCTACCTCTAAACTTATAACCTTCTTTAGTTGATTCATCACCATTACCCATTCTTCCTCCATAAACCTTAGACGCAATCATTTCAGGTTTTCTTTCATATTGAGAAGCTGTAGTAGAATTGAAATACTTAGGAAATGTACCTAGTAATCCTTTTGCACTATAATTTAAGTTCTCAGAAACTGCCTTAAATCCGCCAGACTCATGACCGCACTGTGCTAAGAAATGAGCTAGTCTCAAGCTAGTGTTACAATTAAACTTTTCAACTATTTCTGGAATCTGAGCTATTACTGCGTCAGGAACGTGTCCTTTAAGTTTCTCCAAGTTAATTGAACCTACAGAAACTGGCGTTTGTACTGGTGCTACTGCTTGTGTCACTGATTCATTAGCTTCACCGAACATCTTTTTCCAAGTACCGTCTCCAACGATTCCATCATCGTCCAAGCCATTTGCTTTTTGCCACTCCTTAACGGCAGCCTCAGTCTTTGGACCAAACTTACCTATCGGATCGACTCCTAGCTTTTTCTGTAATTTTACGACATCGTCGCCTGTGCTTCCTACTTTTAATAACATACTCTCTTAAATAATTTTTAGAAGCTTGGGATAAATCCAGTTGCATCTGAGCTTAACGTTCCTCCTACTCTAGTTATAGTAATACGATTAATGAACTTTTGAATTCCTCTAGGAAAGTCTACTCTTATGTCTAGTACTGCTGAA